TGTCTGTAATGAAGAACATTCTTGCAGAAGCAACTATTACGGAAGAAATTCCGAAGGACTTTGGAGTATATGATTTAAATCAATTCCTACAAGGACATTCTCTACACCAGAGTCCTGATTTGGACTTTACCAATGATGAATATGTGGTTATTAGAGAAGGCAAGAGTAGATCTAAGTATTTCTTTGCTGATCCTTCTGTTATTGTATCTCCTCCAGATAAGGAGATTTCTCTTCCTAGTGAAGATGTTTCCTTTGAGATCACTAGTAAACAGTTAGAGAAGTTGAAGAAAGCAGCTTCTGTTTATCAATTACCTGATATCTCTGCTATTGGTGGTGATGGTGTAGTTAAATTGGTAGCCAGAGATAAGAAGAATGACACTTCAAATGATTTCTCTATTATTGTTGGTGAAACTGACAGTAGATTTGAATTTAATTTTAAAGAGGAGAATCTTAAGATTATTCCTGGGACATATGATGTAGTTGTATCTTCTAAACTCTTATCTAGGTTTACTAATAAGAACTATGATGTTGTTTATTACATTGCGTTAGAACCAGATTCTTCATTTGGAGAATGAGAAACTCAATTAATTTAACATCTCCTTCTAAACAGTTTCAGTATATGAATTTGTCTAGAAAGATTCATGAAATTGAAGATGTTAAAAAATTGAGAGAAATGTTACTTGTATATGTTAAATTGTATATGAGACATGAGGAATTGGTTTCAGAGTTGACATCCCATCTACGGAGAAAGATATGAGTGTTCTTGATTCTTTTTATAAAACTATTATGAATTTCTTTATTGATGAAAAATTCAATAAAGAGCAGGATAAGTTGGAGACTTGTATGTTGGATGATGATCCAGTGGATTGTTTTACTTTTGATCTAGAAGACAAGGGGTTCGTTTATAACGATATTACAGATTGGTGGGAGAGAACTTGGTCTGTAAAGACTAAGACAGGAGAAGAGACTTCTAAGGAAGTCTATAAGAAGGAGGGATCTCAGTGGAAATCCATGATGTTTGGAAACGATGGGGAATTGTTTTATGAGCAAACAGTAGGCACTAGAACAGACGGGCATACTACTATTTGATTTATTATGAGAAATGAATTTGTTTGGACGGAAAAATATCGTCCAACGACAATTGATGATTGTATTTTGCCAGAAAGTATTAAGAAGACTTTTAAGGATTTCCTAAATACGGGCGAAGTCCCAAATCTTTTACTTTCTGGACCACCTGGATGTGGTAAGACAACAGTTGCAAAAGCTTTGTGTAATGAATTAGGAGTTGATG